CAGTAGACGCCAGCACAATAAAGACAAAAGCCGCGCAGTGCGCGGCTTTCAAGGTGGTGGGCCCACACGGACTCGAACCGTGGACCAAAGGATTATGAGCCCGCATAAGGATGCCTTGCCCTCTGGGAAAACCGCATCAAAGCTAGATTTTTAGGGATATTGCCGGGCAAGGTTTGCCAATGTCTCGCCGCTGTGTGGACGCAGTGTGGACACTCTGGACTGTACCGCCTTGCACGCCTCTGCAATTCCTTTCACAGCGTGAAAACCTCCCCAGGCTGCCAAGCCCCGCGCCAGTGCTGGCCCGGCCCCCTTCTTTCACCGCACCCTCGGATTGCACGATTTTTCGACACAAGCCGCGTCGGCGGGAGGGGGATAAGTCCGTTTTCCCCCTCAGTTTCCTAGCGAGGCTGAATTTTCCGGTTGCTCAGGCTTTGTGTGTATCGTGTGTATAAGGTTCTTGCCTTGGTAAGGGGTAGTGTGTACGATACACACCATCGACAGGCAAAACGGAGGGCCGAATGCGAAGTAGAGAGGTGATTGATCTGATCGAGGCGGATGGGTGGGTAGAGGTGGCGGTAAAAGGTAGTCACCACCAGTTCAAGCATCCAACCAAGCCGGGCCGGGTGACAGTTCCACACCCCAAGTCAGAGATAGCGAAAGGAACACTGCACAACATCCTGAAACAAGCCGGCCTCAAGTGAGGCCGGCAACACCTCTCAAGTGTTCGGCCCGTTGTGTGATTAGGACTGCGCTACATCGCAGCCCTTTAGATAAATCGTCAGAGGTTCAACAAATGAAATTTCCAGTCGTACTGCACAAAGACGCTGATTCGGACTATGGGGTGACCGTGCCCGATGTGCCGGGCTGTTTCTCGGCAGGCACTACTGTTTCGGAGGCGCTAGACAATGCCCAGGAAGCGCTCGCCCTTCACTTTGAAGGCTTGGTGGCTGACGGTGAGCCGCTGCCGCAGGCGCATGACGTAGATGCGCATATTGATAATCCAGACTTCGCCGGCGGGGTGTGGGCCGTTGTAGATTTCGACGTGACCCCATACCTGGGCAAGTCGGTGCGCTTCAATGCCACTCTGCCGGAAAACCTGCTGCAGCGGATTGACGACCAGGTGAAGAAGGACCACCGCTACGCCTCCCGCTCTGGCTTCCTGGCAGCGGCGGCGCTGCGAGAGCTGTCGGTCGCGTAAGCTGGCAGCAGACACAGCAAGGGCGCCCCTCGGCGCCCTTTTTTTGGCGGGCGAGTACCTGTCGGCATGTAGAATGCGCGCCCAGTTCAAGAGCGGTAAGGGACTATGGCCACCACCCAACGATTCGCCCATATCGACAGCATGCGCGGCATTGCAGCCCTGCTAGTTGTCTGGATGCACACCTCCGAAGAGTTCGTGAAGCGTGCTGCCAGCTCGCTCCAGGACGAGCTATTCCACGTGGCCCACCTGCTCGACTTCGGGCGCCTCGGGGTCGTCCTATTCTTCGCCATCAGCGGGTTCGTGATTCCGGCCAGCCTGAAAGGCGACCGTGCCAGCACGTGCTGGCAGTTCCTGGTTAAGCGAATCTTCCGGTTGTATCCCCTTTACTGGCTGTCCATCCCCGTGGGTCTGTTCACCTGCTGGACGATTTGGGGGCGGGAGGCCAGCTTGGCCACCATTCTGTGGAACCTGACGATGGTCCAGGAGGCGGCGGGTTATAGCTCCATCCTCGGCCTGTATTGGACGCTTCAAACGGAACTGGTTTTCTATGGGCTCTGTGTGCTGCTCTTCCTCTCGGGCCTACTGCGGTCTGCGTTTGCCCTGGCCGCCCTGACCCTGCTGTTTAGCTGCATTCACCTGGTGCCCTGGACCTTGGGCACGCTCGGCATTCCGCTGCCCTTCACTGCAAGCCCGGGCGTAGCTGTGCTGGCTCTGCACCTGGGGATCATGTGCTGGGGGGCGCTGTTCCGCATGTGGTACGACAGCGAGCCGCTGCGGCTATGGGCAAAGGCCGCTGTGGTGGGGTTTGTTGGCTGCTGGGCGCTGCTGGGCAGTTACGGAATGGCGTTCCACTACCTGAAGGCAGACAACGTGCCGCTAATGCAATTTGTCATGCCCTATTCGTTAGGCGTCCTGCTGTTCGCGTTGCTGGCCAGCGTCGTGCGCGTTCGTGCGGCTTTCCTGGTGTGGCTGGGAACTATCAGCTACTCGCTGTATCTGCTCCATCCAGTGGTGATGAATGTCCTGCTGCGGCTGGTCGATACGGGTTCCCCATGGGTGCAAGGCTGGCCGACCGGCGCCTACATGCTGGCTACTGCGGCCCTGACCATCGTCCTATCCGCGGCGACCTATCGCTGGATTGAACAGCCTGCTATGCGCATCGGCGCCGCTTTGGCGGCGCGGCGTCCTGGTGCGTTTCCCCAGGCGGCCTAGCTCGCTGTAATCGGCTGAAGCTGCCCCGCCAGTGCTTGCGCGGCGGCAGCCTTGGCTGTAAAGGCCTGGGCATCTGCGGGGCTAGGATTCGGCCCTGGCATGTGGGTGTGGCTGGCCAGCTGGGTGTTCATCTGCTGCACCAGGTTGATCAGATCCAGCAGCACCTGGAGCACGTTCACACCATCCGATCCGATCCAGGTCAGCGGCGCCTGGTAGCGCTGGCTGATCTTAGTGACGCTCTTGCGCAGGCCCTCGATGCGCTCCTGCATATCGCCGCCCACCGTGGCGTTCAGCTTCTGCCCCACCACCAGGTTCAGGTCGCGGCCGGTGGCTTGGTGCAGATCGTCCAGGGCGGCCAGGCTCGCCGAACCACCGGACAGCAGCTTGAGCGCGCCCAGCGCTTCCACTTTCTTGACCCCGCCCACCGTCTCGGTGCTGTGGTCGTCCACCTCCACGGTGCTGCTCTGGTAGCGCTCGGCGTTGTCCAGGGCCTCCACCTCGCGCTCCACCGCCTGGTCGCGGATGCGGCCATCGGTCTGGCGTAGCCAGTTGCCGTCGGCGTCTACCCGCTGCTGTACCGCCTCGCTGTGCTGCCAGAGCTGGTCGCCCTTGGGCACGCGCGGCAGGCTCAGGCCGTGCGGCAGGATCTGCGTGATGAAAGGCTTATGCGGCAGGCCGTAGGCGAAGCACACCACGACGGTGGTGCCTTCCTCGGGGAAGCCGAACATGCCCGCTTCCTGGCCGCCCATGGGCGCCGGCAGCGGCAGGCTTTCGAGAATGGGCAGCGCCGGGTCGGGTTCGCCGTCCTCGAGCAGCACCTGAACATCCACGCCGAAGCGCGGCCGGAAGTCGTCGCACAGGCCTTGCGCCTCGGGGGCGTCCGGTACGGCCACCACCTTGCCGAAGCGCGGCAGGTGGTAGCCCCCGGTCAGTTCGGGAAACTGGCGCTCTACTGCGCGCCGGATTGCGTCTTCCATCGGAGTGCCATCTGTGTGCCGGAGAGGGTCACCGAGGTGACGCGCTCGCCTTGGTTGATCGCTGCGCCAGGGCGAAGGCCTGGGAGGGCCGCCACCATGGCGCTCTGGTTGCCCTGGTAGCTGTCGAACAGCTCAGCGGGCAGCGGAAGGGGCGCGCGGGCGCCCCAGAAGCTGTCGGCCCAGCTGCCGGCGAACACCTCGCCGTCGCCCTGCTGCTGCCAGATAAAGTCGGGGATGCCGAACACGCGCCCCAGGCTGTCCATGGCCTGGAAGCCGGCGGCCAGGTTGTAGAAGTAGGGGGTCTTCGTGCGGGCGTAGGCCTTGTCGGGCGTGCGGAAGCGCAGGCCGGTGCGGGCGCCGATCTCGGCCAGTACCTGGCGCAGATCCACATGGCGCAGGTTCATCGGTAGCGGCAGGGCCAGCACGCTGGTCAGCTCACGGCAGAACAGCACCTGCTGCTGGCTGTTGGCGGCCGTGCAGCGCTCCACGTGGCCGATGAAGTGGCGCTGCAGGGCGCGCTCGTTGTAGCCCACGTCCAGCACCACCAGGCCGCGCACCGGCGCCCCGGCCTTGATGGTGAAGCTGGCCCGGCCGGGGCTGCGCAGATCCAGGCGCACCTCGTCTTTCACCAGCGGGTAGACCTTGCCGGCGACGCTCAACACCTTGTGCAGCTTCATGCCAGCGACTCGTCCAGGCGCTTCAGCACCTGCTCGAAGCCGCTCAGTTCGGCCGGCTGGGCGGCGCTCTCACCGCTCGCGCCGGTGGCGGCCGCGGCGCCGGCAGCCGGGGTAACCGCCTGACCTGGTGCGCTCTGCTGTTTCACCGGGTTACCAGGGCGGCGCGTCTCCACGCGCTCGGCGGTCGACAGCTTTTCGGTCAGGGTGAACTGGATCTGCCACGCGGCCAGGCTGTCGTCCTCGCGGGCGCTCAGGTTGTCGGAGAACTCAACCTGGCGCACGCCGAAGGCCTCGGCGGTGTCGTTGACGATGCGGTAGACGTGGCGCTGGCCGCCGCCGGCAGTCGCCTGCGCCCAGCTCATCAGCTGGGAAAGGTCGGCGCTGTCGCGGAACGGGATCAGCAGCGAAACGGTCAGCGACTTGGGTTTGAAGCCCTTGTGCGCGGCCGCGGTGTTGCTGGTCTGCCCTGACATATCCTCTGTTTCGATGCGCAGATTTGCGGTCACCTTCAGGCGCTTGCCGCGCACTTTCAGGCCATCCAGTAGCAAGGTCATAGGCCCACCATCTCGCGCACAAAGCCCAGGCCGGCGAGCGAGCCGACCAGCACCACACCGGCGCTCAGCACCCATTCATGGCCAGGCGCGGCGCCCTGCAGCAGCTCGCCGCGCAGATCCGTCAGGTTGCCGGGACCGAGCATGCGGGCGCGCATAGTGTCGTCGGCGGTGCCGCCGGCCAGCAGGGCCTGCAGGTCGGCCAGCTTCTGGTCGCGGGCCTGCTGCAGGCTGCCCTTGCGGCTCGCCAGTGCGGCCAGGTCGGCCATCGGCGAGCTGTCGGCGGCGTAGCCCTCCAGCACGGCCAGCTGGCCCGCCAGCGACTGCCGGGCGGCCTTGGTCACGGTGCAGCGCTCCAGGGGCAGGGCCTGCCAACGGGGCAGCGGCCCGGCGGTGGGGATCTCCCACTTTTCCGTTTCCAGGCGCGCCAGGTGCCGGGCGCGGCGCTCAGTGCGCACCAGTTCTGGCATCGGCAGCAGCGCATTGAAGCGCGACAGCGAGCCGGCCAACTGCTGGTAGTTAGTGGCCAGGAACAGCAGGGACAGCGCATACAGCTGGCCAGCGGGGCGGCCGCGGTCGATATCGTCCACCAGCTTGCCGGCCAGGTGCTGCAGCACGTTGGGCGCCGACAGGTAGCGCTGGTGGCCTCGGCCCTGGCCGATGCCACTCTGGAAGGGCGTCACCACCAGACAGGCCGGCGCCTCGCCCAGCTGACTGGTCAGCGCGGCGCGGCCGGCGGCGATGGCCGCTTGGGCTGCGGCTCCGACAGGCCCCGGACTGGTGCTGGCCAGGCCATTCAGCCCGGCCAGGCGTTGCGCGGTGCTGGCCAGCTCGCCGCCGGCCAGGTTCTTGGCGTCCAGTAGATCGCCCAGCCATTGGGTCGACTGCTCGGGCCAGCGCATGGTCACGGGCGCCCAGCTCACGGCAGGTCGGCCTCCCAGGTGATGGCCGTCAGAGCGTCCAGGTCCGCAGCGTCTCGCGCGGCGTCCAGGCGCTGCTTCAGGTCATTGGCCCGCTGCAGCAGTTGCAGCTTGAACAGGCTGAAGTCGTCGCCGACCTGGCGCAGCTGCTCGATGGTGTGCGGACGGAAGGCCTTGTGGCCCTGCTCGTCGCGGCAGGCGTAGGGCATATCGGCGCCACGCAGAATGGCGCCGGTCAGGTTCAGCTGGTCGTCCAGCTGGCTGCTGTAGCGGTGCGGCGCGCCCAGCGCGGCCGAAGTGAACCCGCCGGTGATCGACAGTTCACAGGCCGCGTTGATGGCCTGGTACTGCTCGGCGTGCACGCGCAGCACCGCCGCCGGGATGTCGTCTTCCCATTCGCCGTTGCGCCACACCTGGTGCGGGCCTGGCACTTTCAGCGTATAGCCCAGCGGCAGCGCGCCTAGGCGGTCAATCTGCATCGGCTCGCCGGTGGCGGTGTTGTAGGCGGTTAGGCCCAGCAGGCAGTCGATCAGGTGCCAGTGCTCGCCGTCCCAGTGCGCGGCTTTGCCATCGGGAATGGCAGGTGGGGCCACCTCGACACAGCCGCCGGGGATCAGCCACACGCCGTCCTCCAACGGGCAGGGGTCGGCCTCGGTGGGGCCGAGATACAGGCCGTTATGGTCGGTCTGGTAGACGATTTTCGGGGTCATGCTGGGGCCTCAGTGCCGAATGCAAAACTGGAAAGCGACGTTGCGCGGTCGTGTTTCGGTGCCGCCGGTGGAGTTGATGGTGATGGTGTGGCTGTGCGCGCCCCCCGCATCCACGCTCACGGTGTGGGTGTGGTTGGCGACATCGTTGGTCACGCCGAGCGCGCTGCCGTCCATCTGCTGGTCACCGAAGCCGGCATCCGTGCCGCGCTGGAACAGCTCGCGGGCCAGGCCGAACCAGTGACCGTGCGCACCGGCCCCGCCGGTGCTGGCAGTGTGGCTGTGCGCCGCCGCGGCAGACGCCGAGCCAGCATGGGTGTGGCTCTGTATCTCGCCGGTCTGGAAACTGCCCAACACTCGCCCGGTGTCGATGCCGCGGCCTTCGTCCCAGCCGCGGGGAAACTCGCCGCGCATGTCGGGCAGGTTAAAAGTGGTGGAGCCGTTGCCGGCGCCGAAGGTGGTCCCGATCTCGGCGAACAGGGCGGCGTAGGTGGTGCGCGATACGGCCGCGCCGTTGCACTTCAGCCAGCCCGGTTTCGGGGTGCCCATGGCGAACATCGCCACCTGGCCCACCATGATGTCCAGCACGTCCTGCTTGGCCTTCTTGGTCGCCTTGGTGGTGGCCAGCACCTCGCTGTTGTTGTTGTCTGGGTCGTCGCTCTTGGCGTTCGGCAGATTGCCCAGGTCCACGTCTTCCTTGGTGGTCGCCCGGGCGCGCAGGTCGGGGTAGTCGCCGACACGGGCGGCGAAGTGGCCCACCAGCGGCCCGCTGATGGCCTCCACGGTGCGCAGGTCGGTGATGGTGTTGGTGTTGGGCAGATCGGCCAGCGGCACACAGTAGTGCTGCACGCCCGAGCTGTCGGTGTAGTCGGCCTTTGCCTCGCCCCACACCACCTGCCAGCTGGCCACCACGTCGCTCAGCTCGCGCTGTAGCGACACGTCAAGCCAGGCCTTTGCCGGCAGGGCTGGCGGCACCACCGGCAGCGCCGCAGAGCGCCACAGGCGGATGCCCTCGACATAGGCCAGGCCGGGCTTGAGCTGATACGCCCCGGCCACTTTCTCCAGCTTCAGGGCATCGCCCAGGAAGCACGCGCGGCCGTAGATGTCGCGGTTACTCAGGCGCTCGCGCTCGTCGATGCTGGCCAAGCGCACGGTGAAGTCGTGCTGCCAGGTGTTGGCGTCGATGGTGATGCCGGTCAGGGCCTGGGCGCCGTCGTAGACCACCAGGAAATTCCGGGTGACGTTGTTGCCGATCTGCACCGGCGGGATGTTGCGGCGCTTCTGCTGGTTGCCCACGGTGGCCACCGCGAACAGCACGCCCTCGGCTGTCTCCAGGCCGATCCAGTTCCAGTCGAAGTCGCCGATGTCGCTGCCCAGCATCAGGCTGTAGACCACCTGGTTGGGGTTCACATAGCCGGCCTGGGTCACGTCGTAGGTGCCGACGATCTGGCCGGCAGGCGGCTTGCCCGCGGCGCGATTGATTGGCTGGGTGTGATCCAGCCCTGGCACATTGGCCAGGATGAAACGGGCCACGGTCAGCACCTGCTGGGCGCCCTGTTTCTGCGCGATCAGGCTTTCGCCGGCCAGGGTAATGCTTGCACCCATGGGGTTCTCCTACAGGGTGGCGACCAGGGTCTGCTGGTCGTCGTTGAAGTGAATGGTCAGCACGCCGATCGGCAGCTCGGTGATGGTCAAAAACTCGTAGCGGCGGCAGGTGCGCCCGTACTGCTCCATAAGCACGCGCAACAGCTCCTGGTTCTGGGCCAGCTGGGTGTTGGTCAGGTGCAGCAGCACCACGTCCCAGTCGCGGCCGGGCAGGCGCTCCTCGATCTCGACGTAGCCCACACCGAGGCGCTGGAGAATGCGCTTCATGCCGGCGGTGCTGCCGGCGTCCACTGCGTTGATGAAGGCGAATTTGACGCGCAGGCGGTACAGGCTTTCGGGCTCGCCCTTGAAGCGGGTGATGTCGCGCTGCCAGGCCATCAGATCCAGGATGGTGAGGTGGCAGGTCTCGGCGTCCATCTGCAGCAGCGGCCAGCGCAGCCAGCCCTCGGCGAGCGTCCACCAGCTTTGTGCTGCGGCCTTCAGGCGGCCCAGCTGGGGGCCGTCCAGCCAGAAAGGAAGGCTCAGCTTAATCATGGGCCACCACCTCCAGGCTCTGGATTTTGGGCACGTTGAGCCCGGTCAGAATGTCGGTGTTATCGAAGTGCAGGGACTCCAGGCCTGGGAACTGCTCGTGCAGTTCCTCGGCCAGGCGGCTGAAAGAGAAACGCGACTGCGGATAGGGCAGGGTCGGCTGGTAGTCGCGCGGCGTGCTCTCGCGGAAGGCCGCCCGGATGAACAGGCCGACCTCAGCCTGCAGGGTGGTGCGCTGCTCGGTGGTGAGGTAAGAGCGCGGCCAGATCTCCACGCGGATGGCGTGTAGGGTCTCGGGCATGGCCATTACCAGGAGGTCATCGCCGTGGCCATGGTTGCCCTGGTCGCGGATGTGGGCGTTGATCTGCGCCAGGTAGGTGGCTGCCGGCACGTCGGCCTCGAACAGCACGAAGGCATTGGCGCTGCCTGGGCCGCGCGGGGCGTTGTGCTCGAAGTACACACCGTCGGGGCGCACGCCTGGGAAGGCGGCGATCATGCCGCGGTACACCGCGTCCGTGTGCCACTGGTTGACCGCCGAAAACTGGTTGCGCACGCGCAGGCGCAGCTGGTCGTCCGGCTCAGGGTCGGCACCGGGGCTGGTCAGCCAGCCGTCTGCGTTCACCACCTGGACGATGCCGGGTACCGGTACCGGCAGCACGGCGTAATAGCCCGGCGCCAGGTTGTAGCCGCTGCCGGCCTCCACCGCCTCCACCGGGATCTCCAGTTGCATCAGGCCGTCGCCGAAGGCGCCCGCGGCGGTGGTGCGCAGCTGGTAGACGTGGCCATTGATCGTCGGCGACTGCACCAGGGTGCCGGCCGGCACCTCCAGGGCTCCGCCGGCCTCCTGGCGGGTGAACAGCAGCACGCCCTTGGCTTTCGTGGCGCCCTTGCGCTCGACGTTCACCGCCCAGGCCAGCATGTCCAGCCAGGCGCCGCCGGCGGTCTTCACAAAGAAGTTCGGCAGCACGGTGCCGGCCACGAAGTTGATCAGCCACAGCAGCGGCTTGGTCACCAGGGCGGTGACGATGCGCCAGAAAGGCGAGTAGGCGCTGGTATTGCTCAGCGCGCTGCCTTGGGCGGCCACTTCTCTTTCCCAGGCCTGGCGCAGCCCTTCCTCGGTGGTCGGAATGCCGGCGTCGTTCAGCGCCTGCTTGAAATCTACGGTCACAGGGTCACCTCGACGGCTCCAAATTCAACGGTGCGCGCGGTCACCAGGTACTGGCCCACGTCCACCTTGCGGATCTTTGCGGTGCCGGGCACCAGGCGTTCGTCCGCCTCCACCAGCAGCTCAAGCTGTTGGATGCAGTCGCGTTGCCGCAGGCTGTCGCGCTCGGCCACCAGGGTGACCAGCAGGCCGCTCTCGCGGATCATGTGGGCGATGTCCTGGGCGATGCTCGCGCGGTCATCCACCAGCTCGGGCTGGCGGCTCAGATCCAGTGCCAGGTCGTTGTTCTGGATCAGCAGGTCGATGTAGAGGGGGCTGGTCATCCGGCGCTCATCTCCAGCATGTTCTCCAGCTCCATCGGGCTCATGGGCTTGCTGGTGTGGATCTCCACCTTCTCGATGTGGTTGCCCTTGGTCTGGCTGGTGGTGTTCTGGATGCTGGTCAGCAGGCCGCCAGGCGGCACCGCGGTGGCGCGTTGCGGCGACAGGCTGGGGATGGCTGCGGTGATGCTCTGCTGCATCTTCTGCGCGGCGCTGGCCTTCTCCGCGGCGCTCATGGCCTCCACGCCGCTGGGCACGGCCGGCAGATCGGCAAAGCTGGTGTCGATCTCCACGCCGGGGATCTCGTTCAGCAGCTCGATCAGCCCTTTCAGGGCATCGCCCAGCAGGGCGAACGGGGACAGGTTGGCGAAGGCCCACAGCAGGCCTTCCCACACTCCCGTGGCGCCCTCGGTCGCACCGGCGAACGATGCCAGCCATTCAACGAACTGCACGCCCCAGGCCCACAGCTGCTGCACGCCCTGCCACAGCAGGCCCATCACCGCCCACCAGATTTTGAAGACGAGCACCACCGGGGTGATGATCGCCATCAGCGCTTGGAACCAGGCGGTTTCGCCGAAAGCGGCTTTCAGGTCGTCCCACCAGATGATCGCAGCAGCCACGGCCGCCACCAGGGCGACCACGCCCAGCACGATCAGGGCGATGGGGCTGGCCAGCACGGACAGCACGCTGATCAGGCCGCCCAGGATGGTGAGGCCGCCGGCGGCGGCCACCAGGCCGAGCACGCCGAGGGTGATGTAACCGAGCCAGCGAGCGATGTTGGGGAACATCACCACCCAGCGCTGCAGGGTGGTGGCGCCCTCGGTCAGGCGCTGCATCAGCGGATTCAGCACCGGCAGCAGGGTCTGGCCGAAGGCGATCCGGATCGCCTCGACGGCGCTGCCGAATTGCTGCCAGGGGTCGACCATGGCCTGCGCCATCTTCTCGACGCCTTCCATGCCCTTGACCTTGCCCAACTGGTCGATGTTATTGGCCAGCCCGGCGGTGTCGGCCATCAGCAGCTTGATCATGCCCACGGCTTCATCGGAGCCGAAGGCCTCTTTCAGGGAGCCGGATTCGGCCACGTCCAGGGTGTCGCCGAACTTCGCCCGCAGCTTCTCCAGGATCTGCAGCATTGGCAGCATGCGGCCTTCGCTGTCGGTGAACTGCAGGCCCAGCTTCTCCTGTGCACCGCCGACGCCGGCAAGGAACGACTTGTACTTTGTGCCCGCCTCGCTGCCGGCCATGGTGGCCTGCAGCTGGCCCAGGATGGCCATCTGTTCGGAAAGGCCGATACCGGCCGACGTGGCTTCAGCACCCAGCGCACCGAAGGCATCGGACATACCTTGGCCGGTGGTCTTGAACAGCTGCACCGCCAGGCCGGTCTGGCCCGCCAGGCTCTCCACCCATTCGGCCTTGCCCATGGCGTCGGCCTGGTTCTTGAAGATCCCGTACATGGTGCCGACGTAGGCGGTGATGGTCGCGGCGTCGGCCTTGGTGCCCTTGGCCAGCACGTTGGATGCGTTGGTGAAAGTCGCCAGCTGCTCGCCGGTCAGGCCAGCGATGGCGCTCTGGATGTCGTAGGCCGAGCGCACGAAGGCCTGGGCACTGGCGCCGTAGCGGGTGGAAAACTCCAGGGACTTCTGGTTGAGCTTGTCCAGCGCCTCCTGTGCCACGCCCAGCGACTTAACTTCGCCCAGGGCGGCCATCTGGTCGCGGGCGGGCTGCATCGACTCCTGGAAGCTCCAGATCATGCCGGTCACCGCAGCCACGCCGGCGCCCACCTGGACGAAGCCGGTCTTGCCGACCTCGGCCACGTCCATCAGCTGTTTGCTGACTTTCGCAGCCGGGGCCGTCACCTGGTCGATCAGGCGCAGCACGAAGTCGAGTTTGCTGGAGGCGCTGGCAGCCATGATTCAGCCCTTATGCCGCCGTAGGCTCAGCAGCCGCGAGGCGTTCGTTCGCCACCTGCACGTTGTGCTCGAGCATCTCGCTACCCATCCAGCCGAAGCCCTCCATGGCCGCGGCCACCAGGGTGGTGCCGGAGCCAGCAAACGGGTCCAGGATCGTTCCGCCGCGCTCGCAGATCTTCACCACCTCGCGCATCAGCGCGGTGGGCTTGCCCGTCATGTGGAACTTGTCGGCCTTGCGCACCGGGGTGCGAATAACGCCCGGAAGCACAGGGGCGCAACGGCTCAGCGGCATGCCTCCCTTGCTGCCCCACACGATGTATTCGGCCTGGGAGCGGAAGCGGCCGGGAACGGGGCGGCAGGCCTCGGTCTTGTCCCAGACGGTGATCCCGCGCCAGGTGAACCCCGCAGCCTGCAGCGCATCGGTGGTGAGGGGGAGCTGACGCCAATCGGTAAAGAGGCAAACCGGGGCGCCTGGCTTGAGTGCGCGGCAGGCCTCGGACAGCCAGAGCACGTACCAAGCGAGCTGGGAGCGTTGGTCGCGGTTGTCGCCGACAAACTCGCTCCACTTGCGGCCCTCGGTCCCGATGTACTTGTCGGACGGGGCTTGCTGGCGGGCGCCGATGTGCAAGCCGCCGCTGGAATAGGGCGGGTCGGTAATCAGAGCATCGACGGACTCATTCTCCAGCGTCGCCAAGTAGCGCAGGGCGTCGCCGTGAAACAGCTGGTTCGTCTTCATGCGGGGGTTCCTTGTGTTCTCGATCATCCGTTCAGCGCCTTGGCGATACCGTTGGCCACGGCTATCTCCATGCGGCGCCAGTATTCGTCTTCCAGCCATTTGGCCATGCCCAGGTTGTCTGCCGTGGGCTCTGCACCAGGTAGCCAGCGCTCGGCCAGGGCCAGCAGTTGGCCCAGGCCGTCCTCGGTCAGGCGGTCAGCTCGGGCGAGGGCTTTTTTACGGTCACTTCAACGTCCGGGGCGTATTCCTCCAGGAGGGCGCCGGCCACTTTCATGCTCAGCACCGGGTTGGCCAGCAGCGGGCGCAGTGTGGCCAGCTGTTCCTGCTTAACGGTGGTGGTCAGCAGGTTGTGGCTAGGGGCCACCTTGTTGTTCTGGGTGACGGCGTTGAAGTACTTGGTCACGTCCACCGGGGTGATGGTGAAGGTGAACTCGGTTTCCCCGATCTGCAGGGTGATTTCGCGGCGTTCGCTCATGTGTTGCGGTTCCTATGCAGGGTTGAAAAATGGGTGTCGAGAAGGGCGCGCAGATTCAGCTCCAGCTTGTCCATGGATCGCTCGAAGTCGGCATGGCTGGGGTAGTTCTTGGCGATCTCCACGCGCAGTTCCAGGTGCTCGCGGCGGGCCTCGCTGACCTGGCGGAACAGGAAGGCCTGGAAGCCGATCACGGCTGTCAGCAGCAGCTCGGGCAGCAGGGTGGCGATGTTCTCCAGCAGCTCCATCAGACGCGCCCCCAGTTGCCACGGCCGCCGAGGCGCACGGCGCACCACATGAGCCACGCCAGCACCTTGCCCATGCCTTCCTCGATCAATGCCTGGTGAAAGATCTGGTCGGCCTCGGCCTTGGTGAAGCGGTGGGTCTGGTGGGTGTAGATGTAGTCATGCACCACCGCCGGCCGGCGGGCCTGGGCGTGATCGCGCGGCACGATTCGCCAGGCCAGGCGCGGCACGCTGGCCAGGTCGGTGCGATAGCCCACCGGAACCAGCACCAGGCGCTCGTCCTGGGTCATGTAGGCGAGCGGCTGAATCACTTCCCAGGCGTCGGCCTGGGGCAGCGAACGCAGCTCCAGGTCGGAGTTAAAGGGCATCAGCGGCACACTCCACGCGGACCTTGTTCGGGGCTGCATTGGCGTCGATCACCTCGCGCAGTTCTGCGCGCAGTTCGAGCGGTGCCAAGCAATAGGCGCGGGTCGCCCAGGCAACCTCGTCGGCGAGCGCCAGACCGGCGTCCTCGGCGCAGCCTTTCAGCTGCAGGGTGGCCATCACGGAGAGCGCGGCGATCAGGGCCGGGCGTTGGAAGCGCTGCATCTCAGTAGCTCCAGAGGGCAGGGGAGGGGAAGCGACCATCGGCCGACGTGCCCAGGTGCAGGAAGCGCGCGGCGCCCTTCTGGCTCACGCCGATGCGGGTAAAGCCCAGCTCCAGGGCGAGCTGCAGCAGGCGCAGGGCCTCGGGGCCACGGATGGCCACGTCCACCGCCTTGCCGGTGCTGTGCTCGCCGGCGGCGGCCTTCTTCGCCTCGACCGGGTGGCGGGGGCAGCGGTAGGCGCTGGACAGCTTCATGGGCTTGCCGTAGGCCGTGCGCAGGCGCTGCAGCTTGTCCATGAACTCGGTGTCCATCTCGCGGCCTGTGCTGCCGCAGCGGCCACACTTACAGCGCAGCTCGGCCAGGCTGAAGTTCGGCCAGGGGCTGGTGGGCATCAGCGGTTTCCTTTTTCGAAAGTGGTCTGGCAGGGCAGGCAGCGGGTGACGCCACCGAAGGCGCGGCGCGCGGCGGGGATCTTGTCGCCACACTCCGCGCAATCGGTCAGGCTGGGCCCGGCTGGGCGTGCGCTGGCCAGCTGGGCGGCCAGGGCGCGCTCCAGTTCCAGTTCCTCGCGTGCCACGGCGCGGTCTACCCAGTCCGGCATCAGCGCAGGCCCTCGATCTCGCTTGCGTCGAGGTACGGCACGCCGTTTATGCGGATGAAGTCGGGGCTAGTGACGTCATACGGCACCTTGTGGGTGGTCTTGCTGCCGCCCTTGGGGTCGATGTCCAGCAGCCCGGCCACCTTGACCTTGCAGCCGAAGGCCTCCACGCGCAGCTCGTCCTCGCCGGCCTTGGCGAAGAACACCACGTCGAACGGCTCCAGGGCGCGGAAGCTGCCGGCGCGCTTGGCGGCCTGGATCAGTAGGCCGAAGTTCGCGCTGTCCAGCTCGAACTCGCCGGATGCCGACACGTCGCCGTCCACGTGGCCATCGGGCACACCGCGGCTCTGCGTGGCGCTGCTGTTGTCGCTGATGTCCAGGGTCGCTTTCTCGACGTGTACCTGCAGATCGCCCAGGTTCACGTCGAAGTTCATCCCGCCAATTCGGGCCATGGCTTACTCCTCCTCGCCGCTGGACAGATCCAGGGCAATGTTCGCGGTCAGGTCTTTAGGGCAGTTGTAGGGGCGCAACTTCAGGTAGGCCTCCACCTTGGTCTTGCTCATCCACACCAGCACGATGTCGTCGTCTTGCGGCGGCTCGATGTCGCCCGGGAACTGCTGGCCGGCGAACTGCACGGACTTGGCCATCTGGCGCAGCGGGCGCATCAGTGCGGACTTGTTGGCGGCCATGCTGTTGGGGGTGTTGTTCAGGCGGCGGTCGGCCACGCGCTGGATCAGCAGAATGCGCACGCGGCGGGCGGCCTTGTCGGCGATGCGCAGGTACTCCACCACCTGAAAGTCGGAGCCGGGGGCGTCCAGCATGTTGGCGTCGCCCCAGTACACGCCCGGATAGTCCGGGTAGGTCTGCGGCACCGAGAAACGGGCCTTATCCAGCTCGGCCAGGATGGCCGAGGGCAGCGGCACGCCGTCTTTGTCTACCGGGGTTTCGCCCAGGCCCTGCAGGGCGCCGGTGGCCACGCGCATGGGGCTATCGGCCACGCTTACCGCGGCATTCGCCAGGCGGCCAGCGAGCACGCCGAGGTCGTTGCCGTGCAGTTGCGGCACCACCAGGACGCGCGGCGCCAGAATGTTCAGGGTGATGGCGCGCTGCTCGGCCAGGTAGGCGTTCCAGTCCAGCAGCGGATCGATGCCCTTGCTGGCAGCCATCACGAACACGCGGCGGCCGTAGGTGTTATTGATCGCCTCGGCCTTGGTGTGCAGGGCGGCCAGCGCGGGGCCTGCGGCCACCGGCGCGCAGATCACCACCGCCTCCACGCTGATGCCGTGCTGCATGGCCGCGTCCAGGGCTTCTTCCCAGTCGGCAGCCTGGGCGATGGGCAGGGCAACGGCGGCCCAGCGGTCGCCACCGTTCGCGTGGGCCGCCTTGACCTGGGTTTTCAGGTCGCTGGCGGCGGCACCCAGCTCGGTGTCCAGGTTGCTCTGGGTGTTCAAAGGGATCAGCTCGCCGACGTTGGCAGCGGCCACGCCGATGAACAGGAAATAGCGCTCGATCTCGGTGACTGGGCCTTGGCCCAGGTTCAGGTTTCTTACGCTGACTATGCCTTGCGCCATTGCTGGGCCTCGCTATCGGGGTGCGTTGAGGATCTGGTGGAGCACAAGCTGAATCAGCTGTGCGATGTCGTTCTGGTCGGCGCCCAGGAAGTCGCGCTGGGGCATCTTGATTTCCCAGCTGCTCGGGCCTGGCTGCTCGCCCTTCAGTTCGCGGATCAGCAGGCCCGCCTGGCCGTACTTCACGTTGGCCAGAATCCAGGCCACGGAAGGGCGCACCCAGCGAGTGCGGCCGCGCTTGTTCTCCCGCGGTTGGCGCACCTTGAAGCCCAGGTGGCGCAGTCGCTTGGCCTGTTCCTCGGTGCAGTCCGCGTCGTAGCTGATCGGGTTGGCCTTGCGCGCCATGGCGGCGGTGTAGCGCCGCGCCCGGCCGTGCTGGTGTTCGGCGGCGATGAAGCCCATCAGCCCGCTTTTCCAGCCCAGGCGCGCCTCGTCCGGGGTCGCCTGCAGCACGTCCAGGTACTTGTTCTTGATCAAGCCGGCGAGCATCCGCCGGCGCCGCTTCGACGGTGTGCGGCGTGGCTCGAACGGGGCGCCGGCCAGGGTCTTCTGCGCGCGCACCCGGCGGGCGCTCATAGCGCGCACGCGCTTGGAGACACGAGTCAGCAGGCGGCGGCGCAGCTTGGGCGGCAGCTGCATCAGGGCGAGCTGTGCCTGGACGCCCAGCAGGCCCTTCACGTCCAGGTCGAAAGTGGTTCTAGCTGCCATGGCTGACCTCGCCCTGCTCAGCGATCCACAGATCGAACGGCACGAAGGCCCAGCGCTTGCCGAAGGCCTGGATCTCGCCGGCGGCATCCTCGGCCAGGTGCTGCGGCTCGCTGAATTCCAGGCCGATCTCCACGTCGGCCAGGTCGTCGTCCAGCTGCTCGATGTCGAAGCGCGGCGCGGCCAGCTCCAGGTCGGCGCGCTCGCTGTCGTTGTTCTCCAGCCAGCTGCCGATCAGCGCCATCAGGCGGCCGGGGTGGTCGGCGAAGCGCTCCAGGACGATCACCGCCTGGTAGCGCATATCGCCCATGTGCAGGCCGCGCTCGGTGTGCTTCCAGATCAGCGACAGCTCGACCTTTTCGGCCCAGCTGTCCAGCTGCTCAGGCAACACCAGGCGGCGCTCCAGGAGGAAAGTGGTCAGTGCGCGCAGCTTGATCACAGCAGCACCGCCGTAATGCGGCCGCGGCCCTGGATCTGGCGCACGGCTTCCTGGGACAGGGCCAGGAACTGCTCGTAGGTCTCGGGGCTTTCCTTGGCCAGGTTGGCGGCCTCGGGGCGGCGGTTGATGGTGGCGAACTGTTTAAGCAGGAAGGCCTTGGCGCGGCAGTACACGGCGCGCTTGTAGATGGCGGCGTAGAAAGCCCGCTCAGGCAGCAGCAGCGGGTCGGCGGTTTCCACGCTGACCATGCCAGCGGCCTGCCAGGCGGCCTTGCGCTTGGCCAGGTCTCGGTTCACCTCGCCCATGGCGATGGTGAGGCTGTCGGCCAGCAGATCCACCAGGTACTCCGCGGGCAGGCGATAGCCGGCCTGGAACTCGGCCACACCCAGGTTCGGCCAGAAGCCGTCGTTGGGAATCGCGCGATCCACGAAGGTGGTAGGTGTGCCGGAAAAGCTCATGGCTGGCCGATCTCGGAATAAAGGCGGGGGTGGCTGCTATCGGGCGTTTGGCACATGGCCACGGCCTTGGCAGGCCCCCGCAGGGGGGGGTAGTCGGTTAGGTTTTGGTCTGGTCTTGCTGCTCGCGGCGCAGGAACTTGCAGGCATCAGCCATGCGGGTCTTCACGCCGATTTCCGGATAGAGCGTGGTGGCTCGCTCGAAGTGATCGACGGCCGCGGCCCAGTCCTTGTTGTCCATGGCCACGATGCCGAGCAGCTTGTGGAAGCGCGCCGGGATGCGTTCGTACAGCTTCCAGGCCTGCGGCAGTTCCGCGCCTTCCTCGGCATGGATCTGCGCCCAGTAGCCGTCGACGTAGGCCAGCAGCTGCGACAGGTACGGCTCGGGGCTGCGCTTGGCGTCGTGCTCGGCCTCGGCCCAGTCGATCACGGCATCCGCCACGAAGGTGGGCACGTCGCGCTTGAAGCGGGCGGACAGTTCCTGGCCTTGCTCGATGGCGAACAGCGCCAGGTCCAGGCCGGCCTCGAACTGCTCGGTATCGAACAGCCAGACCAGCACCTGCATCAGCACCGAGTTCGGGTGGTTCAGGCCCGACTCGCGGTAGCGCTGCACATAGTCCAGGTACTTGGGCAGCAGCTCGTCGCGCTTGATCTGCTGGCGGGCCTCGATGCTGTTCTGCTCGGAAAGGCGGGCCAGATCCTCGGCCAGCGCGGTGGTCATCAGAGTCAGCTGTTTCTGAGCGTTGGCCGGGCCTGCCAGGGCGGTGGCGGGGGTAAACACCTCCGCACCGCCGGCTTGCTTACCAGCCGCCAGAACACGCTTTTTGTGCTCCAGGGCGATGCTCATTTAGACGAACTCCACATTTGCGGCTTCAGCCATGGCGAACTTGCCCAGCTGCTCGATGGCGTAGCCCTCGTTGCGGCTGTTGTAGTCCTCCATCTGCGAGCGCTTGGGGTTCTCCTGCAGGTAGCGACGCCAGCTGTCGTCCTGGAAGTAGATCGACAGGTTGTCGAAGCTGGTGACCACCACGCCGCGGCCAGGGAAGAACGGGGCGGTGAAAGAGGGCAGGCCGCCGTAGGTGTCGATCACCTGGGCCATCTCGATGCGCTCTTTCTCGGACGGGGTGCTGCCGTGCTCGGCGTACATCTTGCCCTTGTCCTTGGCGATCAAATCGCGGCCGATGATGGCCACCAGGTCGCCGCCGTCGCGGTGTTCCTCGTCGATCATCTGCGACAGGTCGAACACGAAGGCGTCCAGGTTCTTGAAGTCGCCGGTGGCGCCGATCTGGATCTTGCCGGCGGCCTTGGTGCCTTGGGTGAGCACCTGCTGCGGGACCTGCTCGCGGGCAAGCTGCAGCCAGCCCTTGTTCACGTCCTGGAGCAGCGGGTTAGCCAGGCGGTCGGTGGTTGCCGCCACACTGATGCCGTTCCAGCCGATCATGATGCGGTCCAGGGCGATCTGACGCTGGACGGCGGCGCTATAGCGGGTGGGGAAGTCCTTGAACTTCGCCCAGGCGTCGATGCTGGCGAACGGCAGGGCCACGTCGGTGTGGGTGTCGAACAGCTCATAGCCCTGGGCGTCCAGGTCCAGCAGGTTGCGCGGCACGCGGTCGGCGTTCTGGGTGTTGGTGCGGCCGGTGGCCGGGCCATTCAGACCCATCATCACCTTCTGGCCCTTGATCTCGCTGACCGGGAGCACGTTGATGCGGCGCAGGAAGGACGAGCTAAGGGTGATCTTGTCATTCAGCGTCTGGGCCATGGTCGGCGTGACGTTGAATTCCTCGCGGGCGTTCGGCACGTCATAGGCGCGGGCTACGGCAGCCTGAAGGCGGTGGTACTGCTGGCGGGAGGCTTGGCTCAGTTTCATATCAGCAGTCCACCTTCATCTCGTCGTCGGCGGCGCCGGGGGTCAGCGGCACGTCTTGGCCACTGCCCTGATTCAGCGCGGTGTTGAACATCTTGGTGAGGTCTTCCAGACCCTTCTGCAGGGTGCTGAATTGCTCGGCGGTCACGGCCGGGGCAGCGCCTTCACCCTTGGCCGGCTCGCCGGCGGGGGTGTCAGCTGCCGGGGCGGCAGGCTTGGCGGCAAAGGTGGCGGCGCTCTTTTCCAGGCTGGTGGCCACGGTGCCGAGCTGGGCCACCGCAGCCGTGAAGGCCTCTACGGTTTTCGGGTCCATTGGGGTGCTCTCGTTGGGGGTTGCGGGGGTGTCGGCGCCGCCCAGGCCGGGCAGGCTCTTGAAGAAGCGGGCGAGCAGGGAAAGGGCGGCGGCTTCCTCGCTGTCGTTCAACGACAGATCACCGAGGGGTTCCAGGGCGCCGAAGTGGTTGCCGGAATCGGCGCGGCGGGAGAAGTGCAGTTCCTGGGTGCCCAGGCTGGCCGGCTCGTCGGTGACGGCCAGGCCGGACATATACGATTTGCCGCTGTCGGCGAAGTCCGGCTTGATCTCCACGCTGGTGAACAGCTTCTGCGCTTCCTTGTTGAGCTGCAGTAGGCGGTCGTTCGGCTTGAGCTGGGCGAACAGGGCGACCTTGCCGTCTTCCACGTCCTCAGCTTTCAGAGCGGCCACTGTGCCCAGGCTGCCCATGTAGCGGATGTGTTCGTACCAGATGGTGGCGGTGTAGACGGCCGGGTCGTAGGTCTCGGCCATGTCGCGCAGTTCCTGCACTTCGATAGTGCGACCGTCGATGGTCTTGCCGCTGGTGGCGACTCGTTTCCAGTCGGTGACGAGGGATCGGGGCATGGGTGGCATTCGCTGGTGGCTGGTCAGATGCCGCCACCTTAGGCATCGATCAGAACCTAAACAAACGCTTTAAGTGCGCGCTGTAACTATCTGAAAGAAATAGGAATATATCGAAACAATAGTGCGCGTTTACGGGCTGTTCGCCGCATAGACTGCGGCCCATGCCATACGCCACCGAAGTGAAAGAGGCCGCCAAACGCCTGTATCTGCGCCGCAGTAAACCGCGGGAGATTCAGGCCCAGCTCGGCCTGCCGAATGTCCGGATCGTCTACTACTGGATCGCCAAGGGCGGCTGGGACGAGATGCTGACGGACGAGGAACCCCTGGCCGCGGTCAGCCGCCGTATCACCCTGCTGCTGGAGAAACCCGGCACGCTGGCCAAGGCCGAGCTGGACGAGCTGGACCGGCTCACCACCCTGCGCGAGCGCCTGCAGAAGCAGGCGGCCCGGCCGGCGCAGCTGCTGGCCGAGGTGCCGGCGGAAATGCGCGACAGCGAGCGCGGGCGCCGCGACCGCGGCGACAGAGGCGACCGGGGCGAGCGCAGCGGCAAGCGCCGCGAGAAGAAGCCGAAAAACGACGTCACCGGCCTGGGCGAAGTCGACTTCCTGGAGAAGTTCACCAGCCGGATGTTCGGCTACCAGATGGAGCTGCTGCAGGCGAAGCAGAACCCGCTCACGGCGCGGATTCGCAACATCCTGAAAAGTCGCCAGATCGGCCTGACCTACTACTTCGCCGCCGAGGCCTTCATGGACGCGGTGCTGTCCGGCGACAACCAGATATTCCTGTCCGCCAGCCGCGCCCAGTCCGAAGTGTTCCGCAGCTACATCATCGCCTTCGCCGCCGAGTGGTTCGGCCTGGAGCTGACCGGCAATCCCATCGTGCTCAGCAAGGACGGCAAGCCCTGGGCGACCCTGCGTTTCCTCTCCACGAACAGCAACACCGCGCAGAGCTATAACGGGCACGTCTACATCGACGAAGTGTTCTGGATTCCCAACTTCCAGAAGCTGCAGACCGTGGCCAGCGCCATGGCCTCGCACAAGAAATGGCGCCTCACCTACTTTTCCACGCCGAGCGCGGTTACCCATGAGGCGTACCCGTTCTGGACGGGCGAGGCCTTCCGGAACAGCAAGCGCGGAAAGAAGGCGGGGGAGTGGCCGAGCGAAGCGCAGATCCACGCCGGCGCGCTGTGCCCGGACGGCCAGTGGCGCAAGGTCATCACCCTGGAAGACGCCATCGCCAGCGGCTGCAACCTGTTCGACATCGACCGGCTGCGCCTGGAATACGACGAAGACCGCTTCGATCAGCTGTTCATGTGCAAATTCATCGACAGCACCCAGTCGGTATTTGCCCTGGCGGATCTGGAGCGCTGTTACTCCGACCGCGCGCTGTGGGCCGACTATGACCCCGATCCGAAGGCGGAACGGCCGTTCGGCAATAGCCCGGTCTGGCTCGGCTATGACCCCAGCCGCACGCGCGACGATGCCACCTGTGTGGTGGTCGCGCCGCCCCTGGAGCCGGGGGCGCGGTTCCGCATCCTGGAGAAGCACAGCTGGCGGGGCCAGTCGTTCACCTACCAGGCCAGCCAGGTGAAAAAGCTGTGCGAGCGCTTCAACGTACAGCACATCGGCATCGACGTAACCGGCGTCGGCTACGGGGTGTTCGACCTGGTGCGCGACTTCTTCCCGCGGGCCACCCCGATTCACTACAGCCTCGAGGCGAAAAACACCCTGGTGCTGAAAGCCCAGGACACGATCCAGGGCAGCCGCATCGAGTGGGACGCCGGTTGGAACGACATCGCCGCGGCCTTCCTCACGATCAAGCGCGGGGCCACCGCCAGCGGGCAGATCACCTACAGCGCGAGCCGCACCGATGCCACCGGCCACGCCGACGTGGCCTGGGCAATCATGCACGCGCTGGCCAATGAACCCCTCAACACTAACAAGCGGCGCCGCAGCCGCTACTCGACCATTCCACAGGGCAGCCATGGCAGAGCACACAGCGCAAGCGCAGCAGCAACAACACAAGCCCGTTCGGGCCTTCACGTTCGGGGAGCCGGAAACCGTGCTGGCCGGCAACTTGGGCGAGTACCTGGGCGTATTCGCCAGCGACGACGGCCGGATCTACACGCCGCCGGTGTCGCGCCGCGGGCTCGCCCGGCTGCTGCGCGCCAATGCCCACCACGGCGCCATTCCCAAGTTCAAGCGCAACCTGCTGTTGCGTGACTTCATCGCCTCGGTGGGCTGCAGCGCGCAGACCATGGGGCGCGCCGCGCTCGACTTCGTAGTATTCGGCGAAGCCTACTTCCAGCGGTTGCGCAACGTGATCGGCCAGGTGCTCGAACTGCGGCACCTGCCGGCAATCAACATGCGGCGGAAAGTGGGCGGTGGCTTCGTCATGCTGCTGGCCGGCGGCAAGGAATTGCACTTTGCCGAGGATGAGGTGGAGCACGTCATGGACTACGACGTGGAGCAGGACGTTTACGGCGTGCCCGATTACCTAGGCGGCATGCATTCGCTGCTTTTGAACGAGTCGGCGACCCTGTTCCGGCGCCGCTACTACAACAACGGGGCGCACGCCGGCTTCATCTTCTACACCAACGATCCCAACCTGTCCGAGGATGACGAGGACGCGCTGAAAGCGCAGATCGGGGCTAGCAAGGGGGTGGGTAACTTCCGGTCGATGTTTGTCAATATCCCCGGCGGCACCGACAAGGCGATTCAGATCATCCCGGTGGGGGACGTGGCCACGAAAGACGAGTTCGAGCGGATCAAGAACATCACCCGCGCCGACATCATTGCTGCCCACCGGATGAACCCCGCCCTGGCCGGCATCATGCCGGAGAACAGCGCCGGCTTCGGCGACATTGAGAAGATCGACCGGGTTTACACGAACAACGAGATCCGCCCCATCGCCCAGCTGTTCCTCCAGGTGAACGGCACTTTGCGGGCAGATCGACGTATAGGGTTCAACATGACATAGGGCCACTACATGTTGTGGCACAATAGTTCCCACTTAGGAACCTTGGGGGAGGGGATACAGTGCGGATCGTATGTCGGGAGTGTTTCGGTAAGGCGCGGATCTCGTCGCGCAACGAGCTGTCGGTGGACTACACGAACCTGTATTGCCTATGCCTGGAGTGTGGCCACCAGTTCGTCGTGAACCTGGCCTACTCCCACACCACCAGGCCTGGGGCTAAAGCGGTCGACCAGTTGCTGTTCGACCGCCTCCGGAGCATGTCTAGGAATCAGCAGCGGGAGCTGTTCGCACAGCTCGGGGCAGCGGCCACAGCCTGACCCACATCGTTTGCCGCGTCATCCAGCCGGCGCAGCTGGGTCATCCCCAGATCCAGAAGGCCCGCCTTCCCTCGCTCTGAAAGTTCGACACCTGACGCCGCCAGCTCGATGAATAGCGCCAGATAGTTTCGGCTTTCCTCGAACTTTTCACGCAACGATAGTAATTCCTTAGCGACAGCACACATTGTTACAGCTCCATTTCAGCGTGTGAAAACGGGGCGAACTTTACTTATCGAAAATTTGTGCGGTCAAGCACTTTTTTATTGATTGCAAAAATCGGCGTGCGGCTGTTTCGATGGTTGGTTTTGCTATCGATATATCGAAGGAATAACCTTTTGCGGGGCCGTGGCGACGGGGTTTTGGCGTTATTTCTTCATTTCGTCAATTCTTCACGAAGGCTTCGGAAGATAGCCCGCCTAGCTAATTAGCGAAAGCGCAAAAGGACAAATGGCCTTTTGCCCAAAGTGTTGCGTAATGCTGTAACTAAGTAATTGCTTAATTATGTAAGGCTTATTTACTTGACGTTATAAGGGCGAGAGGGGGAGGGGCGAGCAGGCGGGGCTTATAGTTGGGGATGGTATAAATTCGATATATCGAAGAAAAAGGGCGCCGAGGCGCCCTTTTCTATGCCTGGTGTCGGTCAAGCCCTGACGGGTTGCACCTGCGCCAGCTTGTCGGCCTGGATCAGCTGCGCCCTGGCGTTGAGCCAGGCGCGGCGGTCGCCGGGGGTGCCGCTGAAGAACACCGCCCGCCGGCCTGCCTTGCTGAACATCAGGTGCAGGTTCCTGGTCTGCGCCACCACCCAGCCCGCCGCCTCGGCGAAGCTGACCAGGCGCTTCACGTCCTCGCTACAGCCACGCAGGAAGCGGTTACGCATCGGGGGCCTCCGGTAACGAGAAGGTGCACACGCCGTCTGTGTCGCTTTCGAGCTCCACCAGGTCGGGGTTCTGGCCCAGCTTGCTGGCCAGATTCTCGGCGGCACGGCGGGCGCTCTCCGCGCTGCTGGCGGTGGCCTTGTTGCCCTTGGCGCGGGCCACATAACTGCCGGCGCTCAGTCGGGTGGTGATGATCATGCGGATCTCCTATCAGACGGCGTGCAAAGTGGTGGGGATGGGCTTGCGCGGGGCAGCCAGCAGGGTGGCAATCACCCGGGCGTCCGCGTCGGTCAGCTCGCCGCGTTGCTGGGCCTGGGTGGCCAGTTGCTCCAGGTGCTCGCGGGAGGCCTGGCTGCGGCTCACCTGGAAGCCGATCAGGGCCTGGCCCAACAGCAGGTGGCGGTCGGGTGTGGTAGCCTTCACGGCGCTGCCGCGTGGGTGTTGTGCTTGCATCGCATTTCTCCTTTCAGTGGTGGTTGGTGCCGGGGAGTTGCCGCTCCACCGGCACCTCTCTTTCACGCCGCCGGCAGTGCCGTGGCGGTGAATACCGGGCGCATATCGCGCCGAACCTCGAATGTCCCCAGGTCTTTGCCGTCCACGTCCATCAGGTGAACCAAGGTCACCAGGGACGGCTGTTCGTCCGGACGGTGGCGCCAGAAGTCGCTGGCCAGCAGCTCGGCCAGATCCTCGGCGGTGGCGTTCTCCAGGTAGGTCGATGGCAGGCCGATCTGGCAGCTGATGCCGTTGGCCACGTAGAACACGATCACCGTGCCGCCCCCTTGCCCCACATCGCCGCCAGTTCGCTCCAGATCGCCGGCCCGTTCGGGACGCGCTGATGCACCTCCACTTCGGGGCTGTAATCCATCATCACGACGCGCATGCAGTCCTCGAACAGATCCAGATCCAGGCCGCGCAGCTCGGTGAGGTTGAAGGGATAGGTGTGGCCGTCGTACAGGCCCAGCAGGAAGCGGCCGAGCACGGCACTCTGGCCGGTCGGGCGCACGGCCAGGGATGCCAGGCGAGCCAGGGCCGGTTCACCGGCGGCCACGATGGTGGGGCGCATGCGCTGGTACTCCAGGGCTTGATCCATCGCGCGGCGCATTGCAGTAGTCATTGGGCGTCCTCAGTTGTTGGGGGTGGAGTGGAAAGTGGCCAGCAGGCCGACCAGCACCTGGAACACCTCGGCGCCCAGGTCGGTGGCGGTCAGTTGGCCGACGTGCAGACCGACCTCGGCCTGCAGCCAGGCGGCGTGCTGCGGGTTGGCCAAGCACGCCATGGTCAGCAGCAGGGCGCGGCGCGGGGTGTCCAATGCCTGCAGGTGCTTGAGCAGTCGCGCCAGGCCGGCGCCGGTCACGTCCAGGTCGCGCTGGCCCAGCGGCAGATCCACCAGCTGCGCGGCGCGGTGCCACCAGCGGGGGAAGTCGCGGCCGGTCGCTTGATCCAGGGGGCAGCGCTGGGGGGCTTGGGTTATGGCGTTCATCGCTTGCGGTACTCCTGTTTCAGTCGGTTGAGGCGGGCTCGCATGTCATCGCGCAAGGCCCTGCCGCGCTTGGGGTGCTCCAGCCATTCCACGATGTCCTGGCGCGTCCAGTGGTTGAGAAAGTGGCGGGCCAGGCAGTCGCGGCGGTGTTCTTCGGTGGGGCTCAGCTCGTCCATGGCGTGCACCACGGTGCCGGGCTGGACGGCGTGCGGCAGTGAAACTCTGCGTATGCCCCCGAAACGTCCGGAACATCCGGAACGCGGGGAAAACGGGGAGTCTGGAGCCCGCGCCGTTCGGGGCTTCCAGTAAGTTGGTCAATGTTCCAGCAGACCGGAACATGCCGGAACACGGATTCCGGTCGGTTCGCTGGAGGCCGCACGGCACTAGGGCTGTAGCCTGTTCCGGCCAGAATCGAAAAGTGGAACATTCCCGGAACATGCCGGAACAAATTTGTTCCGGTTTGTTCCAGCGTGTTCCGGTAGCTCAAGAACAGCTCTCCCCCCGACAGCCCTTGATTTACTTGGGTTTCAGTCTCGATTTTCTGAATGTTCCAGTTGTTCCGGACGTTTCGTGCCAATACGCAAAAGCGCAGAACACCCCCTAGGAAGGCCATCAGGGCCACATTCACCCCCCGTTTCATCAGGCATTCCCCCGCTTCAGGAACACCAGGCAGTTCAAGGGGCGCTTCTCGATCCGGGACCGGACTTTGCGTGTCTCCAGGAACTTGAAGGTGGTGCTCTGCGGCAGGTAGCGGCGCAGCAGCGCGGCGGGGATCACCTCTTGGCCAGCGTTGCGGCAAGCCTGCTGGAAGTGCTCCAGGTTGATGGCGATCAGGTTGGGGTCGGCGCTGTGGTTGAGGGTTTCGCGGATCTCTTCGCGCTCGCCGTCGCTGTCGGTGATCGTCACCACGTCCTCGTTCAGGAACTGGTAGACCTGCCAGAACTGGGCGGCGGTGCGGTTCTCGGCGCTGCAGCGCTGCTGCCGCTCCAGGGCGCGGCCTTCCAGGTGCTGGGCCAGGGCGTCCAGATCCTTATCGGTCCAGGCGGGGAACAGCAGCTGGGAAGCCTTGGCCGCGGCCATCACCTGGGCGTGGCACTGGATCACCCGGGCGTGCTTGATGCCCTGCACGGCTTGGAAGCGCTGTTTGTACCCGTCGTAGGCCTGGTAATAGCGCTCAAGCCAGGCGCCTTCGTTGGTCAGCAGCGCGCGCAGGCAGCCGGCCAGATCCTCCACTTCCAACTCTTTCAGGCGGTTTGCCAGCGGCTCCAGATCGGGGCGGTGGTGCTCGGTGGTCAGGTGGAGGTAGACGATGCGGGTAATGATCGCTTCCGAGCCGTCCACGTTGGTGTTCTGCGAGATACACACCGAGCCCCGGAACAGCAGCGCCTCGGTGTCGCTGTTGGTGCTCTTCACACCGGTCACGCGCAGCTTGGCGTCATGGTCGAACAGCGGTTTGATCTCGTCCCAGTTGTATTGCACGGTCGTTGTGCGCCCCTGGGCGTCGATCACCTCTTTGTCCGACTCCAGCAGCACCACCGGCAGATTGCTCACGGCGCCGAGGGCGCGCAGCAGGCCGATGGCGGAGGCCCCGCTGCCGCTGGGCTTGATGCCTTCCTCGTTGCGTCGGCCGAACAGGCGCCAGAGGAAGCGCAGCAGGGTGGACTTACCGGCGCCGGCGGTGCCGGTCAGCTCCAGGAATGGCCACGATGCTTGCTTGGTGCGGATCTGCTGGGCGAACAGCGAGCCGAACCACCAGGCCATGACCGCCAGGCCGTTCAGGCCGAACACCGCGCGGAAGTCAGCAAACCAGCTTGGGTCGAAGTCGCCGCCGCGCACGATCGGATAGCTACGGGTCGACGTTTTCAGGCCTTCGCCGTTGATGTCCAGGAAGCCATGTTCGTTGGTCAGGATCTCGCGGCCGCGGTGGAAGCCGAAGGCGGGGTAGCAGTAGGCTGCGGTGGCGTCGTCGTAGCCGATGAAGGGGAGCGTGCGTACGGTGTTGGGGTTGCGCAGCCACTCGCTTTTCAGCATGGCCAGCACGCGCTCGCCGCCCTCGAACATGCCTCCCGGTGTGCGCTCCAGCAGAGCCTTGGTGAAGCCTCGGGGCTCTGTGATCGCGCTGGGCGGCAACGGTTCGGTGCAGTTCAGGCGGGCGTTGGGAAAGTCGAAGCGGAAGAAGTAGCGCTGCTCGCCGGTGATCGCATCGCGCTCGATGTACTCGAAACGCGGCACACAGTTGGCCACCTGATCGACGCTGGCGTGTTTCTTGAAGTCGTCGCGGTAGCCACCAGTCGGGCCTTCGCCCAAGGCTTGCTGCAGGTCGCCAGCGTTCACACGGCAGGCATACAGGCAGTTCCCGAACTCCACCAGGTAGAACGGCCGGGCGCGCTTGGTGTGCATCACGTAGGCCTTGTCGATTGGGCTGGTGGCGGTGAAGAGCCGGCCCTGATACTCGGCCTCCTGCATGTAGGCGTCGTCCAGCTGGCCATCGCGGTACACGTCGTCCCAGTCGCGGTCCGGCTCGCCGAGCACCACCCAGCCGATCTCTTTCATCTGGCGGATCTTGGCCAGGTACTTGGGCACCACCGCGCGCCCGGCCTTGTCGTTGTCCAGTGCGATGCACCAGGTGATCGACTTGCCCTGGTTCGCCTCCAGGATCTGCCAGGGGAAGTTGTTGCAGCTGATCGCGGCGATAGCCTTGTAGCCGGCCAGGAAAAGGGCGATGGCGTGGAAGATGCCTTCCACGATGTACACGCGGTCGCCCTTCTCGAAGGTCTGCCCCGGCGGCACCCAGCCGTCGTTCTTGTACGTCATCTTCCACTTGATGCCGGCCTTGTCGCCTTCGTTGCGGGCCACCGCGCGGGCGTCGATCAGGCGTTCCCAGTAACCGTCGCAGAGGGGAAAGCGCACGGTGTCGCCGTAGCTCTCGTCGGCCAGCTTGCGGCGCTCCTGGGTGTACCAGCCTTTCATCTTGCTGATGTCGAAGCCGCGGTTGCGCTGCAGGTAGGCGTCGGCTGTGGCGGTGGGGTTGGTCTCAGTGCGGGGGAAGCGCTCGCTCAGGTTCTCGAACAGGTGGCTGTAGCGCTCGCGGGTCTTCTCGGTGTGCTGGCACTCGTTCATCCGATTACATGCCAGCTGGAAGGGCTGCTTGCGGCTGATGTAGAGGGTGCGGTGGCCGCACTTCGGGCAGACGCCTTTCTGCAGGTAGGTGTCGGTGATGCTCTTGAAGTCCAGCTGGTGGTCATGCTCCAGGGCCTGGATCACGTCTAGCCGGTAGATGTCTTCGAAGTTCATGCCGCCCCCCCTTAGCGCTGGGCGGCAGGGGTGGCGCCTTTCTGGCCGCGCACGCGCTCGGCCTGCTCGGCGGCCTCCATGGCCAGGTGAACCATGTTAATGAAGACGGTGGACTTCTCTCCCTTTCCATCCTTCGGGCGAACGATGAAGTGGCCCTGCTCGATCTCTCGGCGGATCGATCGGTCGGACAGACCGGAGCGGCGTGCGAACTCCTGAACTGTCACGTAAGGCGTGTCGATGGTGATCTGCATTCTGTTACCCTCTTTAGTGATATTGCCAAGCAATGTTCCAAGCTTGGAACCAATGGTGGTTCCAATGTTGGAACCTGTCAAGAGGGGTAAAAATGGACTTGCCGGAAAAGATGAAGGCTATTCGTGCCAAGGAAGGGCTGACCCAGGGGGAGTTCTGCGAGCTGGTGGACATCAGCCTGAGCAGCTGGAAAAAGTACGAGGCATCGATAACGGATATGGGGCTACTGCCTTTCTTGAAGGTCGCAAACCATCCGCGCTTCAAGAAGTACGCCCTGTGGCTGAGCACCGGTGATGCCGCCCCGGCATGTGGCCAGGTCAGCCCTCTTTAATCCCGATGTCGATCAAGAAACTGGACAGCGGCGAGTGGCTGGTGGACTGCCGGCCAGAGGGCCGAGCTGGCCCGCGCATTCGGCGGCGGGTGAAGTCGAAGAACGAAGCCATGCACCTGGAACGCCGCATCATGGGCGACGGATCCAAGGGCGAGTTCGAGAAGGCGCCGAAGCTGGACGAGCGCCGGCTTAGCCAGTTGATCGACCTTTGGTACAAGCTGCACGGTCAGAACCTCAAGACGGGCGAGCAGCGCCTGGCCCTGCTGCTGGCAATGGCCGAGCGCATGGGCGACCCCAAGGCGCACAAGTTCAGCGCGAATCACTTTGCCACCTACCGGGCCGAGCGTGCCGAGGGCAAACACACCAGGGCGAAGCCCGGCCGTGGCCGCAGCAAGGCAGACGAGAAGCCCAAGCCGATCAGCGCCAACATGCTGAACCATGAACTGGCCTACCTTCGGGCAGTGTTCAACGAGCTGGAGCGCCTGGGCGAGTGGACAGGTGATAACCCGCTGGCGAAGGTGCGCTCGCTGAAGTTCGACGAAGCCGAGATGGCTTACCTGTCGGCCGAGCAGATCCAGGATCTGCTCGAGGCCCTGGCTGCCGGAGAGTCGGACGCCGCGTTGATCGCCGAGGTGTGCTTGGCCACCGGCGCCCGCTGGGGTGAGGCCGAGGCGCTGCAGCCGCGTCAGGTGCGCAACTGCTTGGTTCACTACAGCAAGACGAAATCCAGCAAGAACCGCACGGTGCCGATCAGCGCCGACCTGCAGGCGCGCCTGGACAAGGCCCTGCCGTTCCGGCCGGGCTACAACATCTTCCGCAAGGTGGTGGAGCAGATCGGGCTGGAGCTACCAGACGGCCAGCTGACCCACGTCCTGCGCCACACCTTCGCCAGCCACTACATGATGAACGGCGGCGACATCCTGACCCTGCAGCGCGTCCTGGGCCACGCCACCTTGGCTATGACACAGAAGTACGCCCACTTCAGCCCCGGCCACCTGGCTGATGTGGTGAACCTGAACCCGCTGGCAAACCGAAAAGGAATGGTTGATGGACGAGGGGACTGAGAAAAAGCCTACGGCTCTTGAGCAGCGCAGGGCCATGGTTGAAAGCGGTGAGTTTCAGCGGGAGTTTGTCAGGCAGCTGCTCACACCCCAAGACCTGGAGGCCATCGGATCTGGCATGAAGAGGCTGCTATCGTTCCGAGAGCAGCTCGTCAGTGGGTTGGCCGGTTTCCTACAGCGGCCAGAAGTGGGGCTCGGGTTGCAGGCCCTGCATGCTGCTTTGACTTCGCCGAAAATGGGCGAGATCGTTCAGACCCTTGGCGAACTCAGCCGCAAAGCAGAGTTGCTGGCTGACTCCCCTCTCGCTGAATACCTGGCGTCAGATCGTGGCCAGACGCTTGGAAAGGTTGTGGAGGGGGCGGGAGTTGCAACGGTCACTATCACGGCAACTTGCGATGCCAGGGTTATTCGAGCAGGCGACCTCGCCCTAGAGAGGGAGATCGTTAATCACCTTCAGCAGGGGGCGGATGTTGCTCAATGGACGCCTGCACAGCTGTCGTATCTGAGGGGCTTTCTCCTGCTCATCCAGTGGGTGCTCCTGTACCTAGCGACCCAGAACGCGGTAAGAGGGGAGCTGTGCTTTTTCCAGCCCAAGCTGGTGCCTACGCTCACCGCCAATCAGACCGGCAAGGCGGTAAGGGCTTTCATGTGTGACGCAGAACTCCCAGAGGATTTTCTTCGAGGCTTCAGGCAAGTGAAGGGAGAGCGGGTGCGTCTGCGGTCGGCACCGAGCATGAAAGCGACGGTGGTGGAAGTCCGCCTGGATGACAGGGCGCTGCTTGAGGTGCTGGATTCGAGCAACCGAGATTGGCTGCATGTGGCCGTTGTCTCTCAAGATGGCGTCGAAGGCTGGATTTCGAGGCGTTACACACACCAGCTACTGAAGTGATGTGGACGAATTGTGGACGCTGTGGCGTTGTGAAACGCCCGTTGTTTAATGTCCAGAAAGGCGAAAGCCGCGCAATGCGCGGCTTTCAAGGTGGTGGGCCCACACGGACTCGAACCGTGGACCAAAGGATTATGAGTCCTCTGCTCTAACCGACTGAGCTATAGGCCCTCAGAA